TACTTCTATTATTTGTGGTAAAACTTTATCAAAAGCTTTTGCCCATTTATCAAATGTAGCTTTCCCATCTTCTGATTGTGCCCAAGTATTAAACTTATCAAATTTTTGTTTCACCCAATCAAGCATAGAACCAACACGAACTTGATTTTTATCAAAGTCATATCCAAATAGTTTAGCTATATTAAATTTTAAAAGTCCTGCTGTCGTAGAGAACATACCAGTCAAAGTATTAGCTAGATTTTTCATTCCGTCCTTACTACTTTCAATAATCATTTTTTGTAAGGTATCCATAAATTTCTGTTCATCTAATATTTTTTCACCTGAAACTTTAATTTCATCACCATGTTTTTTAGCATATTCCAAAACTTTGTTTTTATTGATTCCTAATTCTTTTAATCTCTCATACTCACCTTGTCCTGCATCTGCAAAAGCTTCTACTGCTTGATCTAAAGGTTTACCATAAGCAGCTGCCCAGTCTCCTAACATAGTCATCATTCTCTTAGGATCATAACCATATGATTTCAATTTTACTGCTGCATCAATTACCTCTTCATTGCTATATGGAGTGACATTAGCAAAATTATTAGCCCATTTAAAATAATCTGCTGCTTTTTCCTTATCTCCAGCAAATACAGTGTTCATTCTAGCCCCTAAAGATTCAAAATCACCAGCAGCTTTAATCCCATAAACTCCAGCACCAGTGGCAACAGCTCCAGCTTTTAAAATATTTTTTCCTATTTTTAGACTAAAATCTTTAGTTTTTCCAAGTACATTTTTAATCTTATTTTCATATTTATTAAGAGCTGTTATTCCAATGCTTACAGACTCTTTAACTCCTTTTCCGAACCACTTCATAAAAGAACCTGATCCCATTTTTTTATCAAATTTTTGTATCTTTTCTTGGAATTTTTCAGATTCTTTCCCAATAGCTTTTATCTTACTTGAAAATTTATCTTTGAGTTCAAGAGTTGCACTTAATACATGATCTGCCATTTTTCACCTCCTAATTTTTTTGCAATAAAAAACCCCAGATGATTAATCTGAGGTTTAATTAAATATCTTTAAGAAAATTCTTTAATTTGTAGTCACTATTCCAAATAAAATATCCATTTTTATAACTATACTCAAAATA